GGAGCCTGGCAAGATCCGACTCATGTAAGAGCGTTTAACGAGAACTCATTCTTATACTACACAGACTGGCATTGGTATCTAAACTGGCCGGACAGGTTTTACTTACAAAGCATGGCATTTGAGCTCTCCGAGATCGGACAAGAACTTGCCAAGCAAATGGACAAAGAAGAACTACTAAGAACACCTCGCGCCGTGGACGCTATGACCGTGGTGCTCGCAAAGGAGAAACCGTGAAAAAGATATGGCAAGACTTCTGCTGGAACGTAAAGTACTACTGGGACAGACTTTGTAAGAAAATAAAAGAACTGTGGTAAAATAACAACACTTATCCCGAACAACCATTAAGGATTCGGACATGGAAGAACCTAAAGTAGGCGAAATTACGCAGAACCGAGGCAACGCTGGCAAGGGAAGGCCCCCAGGAAGCCCTAATAAGGCCACTAGCGCCGTCCGCGAGGCTATCGCTAGGATGGCTGAGGAAAACTCTGAGAACTTCATAGGATGGCTAAATCAGGTCGCTGCGAGCAACCCCGAAAAGGCGTGCGACATTTACCTGAAGGCAATCGAGTACCACATCCCCAAACTGGCTAGGACTGAGGTCACAGGAAACGATAACGGTCCGGTGATTATGAAAGTCATCACGGGGATATGATCGAGTTCGAAGTCGAAACTGGTTACAAGGCAAGGGAATATCAGACTGAGATCCACGAGGCGGCAAAGAAAAACCGCTTTGTGGTCGTAGTGGCTCACCGCAGGTTAGGAAAGACGGTAGCGGCGCTAAATCATCTGATCCACTTTGCAATTGAGTGCGAAAGGGAAGCCCCAAGGTTTGCTTACATAGCTCCAACCTACGGGCAAGCTAAACGTGTAGCATGGGATTACTTGGTCAAATACACCCAAAACCTAAACCCGACTGCGAATATCTCAGAGCTCAAGGTAGACTTTGGTGGACGACGAATACAACTTTACGGGTCGGACAATCCTGACAGTCTGCGTGGGCAGTATTTTGACGGTGTTGTTTTTGACGAGATCGGTGATCAAAACCCGAAGATATGGAACGAGATTGTTCGCCCTGCTCTTGCTGACCGTCTTGGCTGGGCTATATTTTTAGGAACACCAAAAGGTGCAAACCACTTCAAAGACTTCCGAGACAGAGCAGAGTCAGAACCAGGGTGGAAGTTACTTGAGTTCAAGGCATCGGAGACGGGCATACTTTCTGAAACTGAACTCGCCGCTGCCAAGAAGGAAATGGGCGACGCGAAATACGCCCAAGAATTCGAGTGCAATTTTGATTCTCCGGTTGAGGGAGCATTCTACGCACAGCAAATTATGGAACTCGCTCCTGAGAGATTTCAGGATTTTGCCAGAGACGATCTCCTTAAAACCTATACGGCGTGGGATCTGGGTGTTGGTGATTCGACGGCGATCTTCGTTGCACAAACGATGGGTAAAGAGGTCAGGATCATCGACTACGTCGAGAACCACGGGCAGGGCCTAGCCTGGTATGTAAATTGGATCAAGGACAACAGATACCACACAGCAGAGCACATCCTGCCGCACGATGTGGAAGTAAGAGAGCTAGGAACAGGCAAGAGCAGGAAAGAGATCCTGCAAGAGTTAGGACTGACCGTAACCGTCTGCCCGAGACTAGGGGTAGATGATGGAATCCAAGCGGTCAGGAGGATTATCCCGAACTGCTGGTTTCACCCCAAAGCAAAGCAAGGATTAGACTGTCTGCGGAACTACCGCAGGGAATACGACGAGAAACGCCAGGTGTTCTACGACAAGCCGTTACATGACTACACTTCTCATGCGGCAGACGCCTTCCGCTACCTTGCGGTCGGTATGAACCAGACGAGCAACTGGAGCAAACCACTTAACGCCAATACCAAATGGATCGTGTAAATGAATGAAGAAACCCTAAAAGGCATACTCGAAAACGAGATCGACAATGCCATTGGCTACTTGGAAACGGAGACCACCGAGTCCCGCCGCAAAGCCATTCAGTATTACAACGGTGAAGAGTATGGCAACGAGGTAGAAGGCCGCTCCCGTATCGTTACCCGCGAGGTTGCCGAGGCCGTAGATGGTGCTATGCCTGCCCTTATGCGGGTGTTTACCGCCTCCGACGAGATGGTCGTATTCGAGCCCAATGGCCCGGAAGATGTAGAAGCTGCCGAGCAGGCCACCGAGTACTGTAACTGGGTGTTCATGCGGGACAACCCCGGAGTCTCGATCCTCCACACTTGGATCAAGGATGCACTTTTACAAAAGAACGGCATCATCAAGATCTATTGGAATGACGAGACCGAGGTCAACACCGAAACCTACGAAGGGCTATCCGCAGACGAACTAGCCCTGCTTTTGGCTGACGAGCAGTACGAGGTTGTAAGCCAAGAAGAAACGCAGATAGGCGAGATCCCTGCCCTACCGACACCGGAAGAGATCGCGGTAGCCCAACAGACGGGAGTTCCTCCTACCCCGCGCATGGAGCCTGTGTTCTCTTACACGGTCAAGGTTAAAAAGACCGACAAAAAAGGTCGGGTAAAGGTAGAAAACGTCCCGCCCGAAGAGTTCATTGTCAGCAAGAAAACCATCCAGCTACCCGAGACACCGTTCTGCGCACACCGCCGTCTGGTAACCCGCTCGGAACTGGTGGCAATGGGGTTCGATAAGAAAGAGATCGATCAGCTTCCGACCTACGAAGATCTGACTTACACGCCTGAGAGAACCGCCCGCTATTCAGTTGGCGAGCAGCCGGACGATCCGAGTCTCGACCCAGCCATGCAAGAGATCGAGGTCTTTGAGGCTTACATCCGTGTGGACTATGACGAGGACGGTATCGCAGAGCTCCGCAGGGTTATCTACGCAGGGTCGTCAGTCTTAGAAAACGAAGAGATCGACTATCTCCCGTTTGCCGCGATCTGCCCGATCCCTCTGCCCCACAAGTTCTTTGGGCAGTCTTTAGCCGATCGGACAATGGACTTGCAGATGATCAAGTCCACGATCACCCGTCAAATGCTTGACAATATGTACCTGACGAACAACGCTCGGGTCGTAGCCGTAGACGGACAGGTAAACCTAGACGATCTGCTGACCGTTACTCCCGGTGGGGTTGTACGAGTCAAGAACCCTGCCGCCGTCCAGCAGTTGTCGGTCCAAGCCATCGCAGGGCAGTCGTTCCCGATGCTTCAATACTTGGACGACATCCAAGCCAAGAGAACAGGTGTCTCAGAAGCCTCTCAGGGCTTAGACCCCAATATCCTGCAAAACACCACGGCAACGGCAATTGCAGCCATGCAGAACGCCGCTGGCTCAAAGATGGAACTGATCGCCCGTATCTTTGCCGAGACAGGCGTAAAAGACCTTTTCCGCGCTATCCTGCACCTGCTTACAAAGTACCAAGACAAGCCTCGGGTCATCCGGCTCCGTGGCAAGTTCATCCCTATGGACCCCCGCGAGTGGGACAACGAGTACGACATGACCGTCAACGTGGGTCTGGGTACGGGAACCCGCCAAGAGCAGATGGCTATGCTCGGTTTGGTCTTACAAAAGCAAGAGCAGTTGATCGGCCAATACGGTCCGGCTAACCCCTTAGTATCTATCGGACAGTACCGCCAGACTTTAGGCAAGTTCATCGAGGCCGCAGGGTTCAAAGACTCCACCAGGTTCTTCAAGGAGATCCCGCCAGAGTTAGACGCCCAACTGTCCCAGCCAGCACCGCAACAGCAGGGTGCAGATCCGATGGCTCAGGCGATCATGGCTCAGACACAGGCTCAGATTCAGTCCATGATGGCAAAGGCCGAAGCAGACATAGAAGCCAAGCGCATGAAGGCTATGGCAGACATAGAGATCGCCCAGCAGAAAGCCGCTGCCGACATCCAACTCAAGCAACAGGAAGCCGCCGCAAAACTCCAACTGGGGATTTAATTGGACGAAGCTCAGAGAGCCAAGAACTTACTGAACGACGAGTTTTTTATGGGTGTTGTAGAAAAACAACGATCGTCGTATATTTACAACATAGTGAACAGCGACTTACAAGACGCAGATGTTCGGGAATCCGCATATCTGAAGGTCAGGGCGCTGGATGAGTTTATCGCCACCCTTCAGTCTCTTGCCCAACAGCCAGAGATCGAGAAGAAGCGATGGAAAGTTTTTTAATAACCTAAGAGGTCGATGATGGACGACACCAATCCGCAAGGAAGTGTTCAAACAGTAGACGATGCAGCCCGCAAGATTTTTGGGATGCTTGAACCCCAACAGCCAGAAGAAGGCCAAGTTGAGGAACTGGCAGAAGAAGCCGAAGAGTACGAGGCCGAACCCGAAGAGATAGCGGAATCCGAGGAAGTCCAAGAAGAGCCAGAAGAAACACCCAGGTATCGTGTCAAAGTTGGCAACGAAGAACTTGAGGTAGATCTTGACGAACTCATCAAGGGATATTCTCGAACATCTGATTACACCAAAAAGACGCAGACTCTTGCGGAACAACGTAAGGCAATAGAGGCCGAGCGCACCCGCATAGACGAAGCCGCCAAACTACGCGACCAATACGCCCAACGGCTGACAGTCATCGAACAGATGCTGGCATCCCAGCCCGAGGAAAATCTTGCCGAGCTCAAGGAGACCGATCCCATTGGTTACACAATGCGGGTTGCCGAGAGGTTAGAGCGAGATAAGCAACTTGAAGCAATCCGTCAAGAACGCCAAAACCTAGCCGCACGACAGCAAGCGGAATACCAAGAGCAGTTGAAGAATCATCTTGCCTCGGAAGCCGAGAAGTTAAAGTCGGCCATTCCTGAGATGGGAGATGATGTCAAAGGCGAGGTAATCCGCAAAGAGATCCGTGACTACGCCCGCTCTATCGGGTGGAGTGACCAGGAACTAGCCTCGGTCTACGATCATCGCGCTGTGCTGGCGCTTTATCAGGCTATGCAGTACACCAAGTTGCAAAAGGGAAAACCTGCCGTCACCAAAAAGGTGGCAGAAGCTCCCAAAATGCTCAAGTCCGGTACGACTACCAAAACGACTACCGCAGAGCAGGATGCGCTTAAAAAGATGCGTGCCAAGCTCGCCAAATCCGGCGACAAACGGGACGCTGCCCGATTATTTGAAAAATTTATGTAAGGAGTAAGAAATGGCTGTTCCCTCAAATACCTATATGCGGTACACCTCCATCGGTGTCCGCGAAGATCTCTCCGATGTTATTTATGACATCAGCCCAACCGACACGCCGATCATGTCCTCGATTGGCAAGTCCAAGGCTACCAACACCCTGCACGAGTGGCAGACCGATTCGCTGGCCGCTGCTTCGACCACCAACGCTTTGATCGAGGGTGACGACGCTGCTGCTGCTTCGATCTCGCCGACTGTTCGTCTGACCAACTTTACACAGATCGTTGGTAAGACTGTTCAGGTCTCCGGCACGCTGGAGGCAGTTGACAAGGCTGGCCGTAAGTCTGAGAAGGCTTATCAGCTTGCCAAGG